ACGTTGAACGCATCCGGCACGCCTGTTTACATCCCCGTGACCTCGCCCCAAGTCACTCCTCAGCAAAAGTTTTTGCGCGATGAAGCGTTGCGTGGATCTCCCACGATGGTCTACAACCAAGTTCAGGGTGTACGTAATGACGAGTACGAGTTCAAGTCGTACCTTTTCGCCGACACGTTCCCTTACCTGCTGACCGGCCTGCTCGGAACCGACACCGCTACGAACACGGCAGGCTCGCAATACAAGCACGTCATTAACCTGCTGAACTCCGTCGCCTCGGCCAGCCAGCCAGCGTCGTTCTCCATCCTCGACTTCGACGGTGCGAACGGTTTCGTAATTCTGGGCGCACAGCAGGATTCACTCGACATCACCTTCGGGGCTGAGGCCCTCGCCGAAGCGACTGCGAAGTTCATGGGCAACCCATACACGTCGTACACAACCGGAACCATTCCGACTCCGTTCTCGGCTACTGCTAACCCTTCGGGCGAGTACCCGATTGCGTCATGGGTGGCGAACATCAGCATCGGCGGAACCGCTTCCGGTGGTTCGGTCACCGGTGGCACTCAGTTCACATACATCTCATCTGGCGAGTTGAAGATTGAGCGCAAGACCGCCCCCATCTTTACGATGCTCGGCTCGTCGAACAACGGACCGTACACCAACTTCGCCGGCCCGATTGAAGTATCAGGCAAGTTCACTGGAGTGGTGGCTACCACTAGCGACCCGTGGAGCACCGGCTCGAACGCGACTGCCCTTAATCACGCCAACGTGCCAATCGTGATCTCCCTGACTGACCCCAACGACACGGCCGTGACCAACTCGTTCACCTTCCAGATGTCGTCGGCTCAGTTCCAGAACGTGAAGCGCACGCGAGGCAAGGAGTACGTCGAGGTCGAGGTTGAGTTCACGACAAACGCCAACAGCAACGACATTGGGGCTGGTTCCGGCTTCAGTCCGTTGCTCGCTACGGTGCTGAACGGCATCGCCGCCGCTTCGTAGTATTAACGCAAACTAACTAGGGAGACAACATGCCAGCGATTGAACTGCCGCTCGACCAGTCGGCCATTATTAAAACACGAGCACAACTGTCCGAACGCTCCGTACGTGCCATTTCACGCGCCTTCATGGTGGCCGGCTCAACTGTTGCCGGTATGGTCCAGAAGGGGTTTAAGGATGACGACCCGAACACGTGGAGCATCTGGCGCGACTTATCTGATGAAGAACTCGAAGCGGTCAACATGTACCAGTCCGTTCTCATCGTCGAAATGGTAATCTCGTGGACGCTAGGCGATCTGCCTACGATGGAGAACGTTCAGGATCTCCCGAGCGCATGCTTCCAAGCATTGGCCGCCGCTTGCGCTGATGAGTTCGCAAACGCACCCGACTTTTCGCCGGACGGTGCTGTCGACCCAAAAGCGCCTACCGAAAACTAGATCGACTTCGTAATCACCTGAAGGGGCTCGCGGTTGATACCGACCCCGACGTTGCGGAGATGTTCCGCGAGTACCTGTTTCGCACGAAGTTCAACGTCACGCATGAGCAGTACCTAAACGAACCCAGCGAACTCGTCGATTGGTTGATTAGCATTGACGGGATAGCGAAGGAGTTGCGGCGTGAGTGAGATCAGAATCGTGGTGCGTGGAGTGGATGAACTGTCAGCCGCGTTCGAAGCGATGGTGCTCCGTTTCGATGCCGCCGCCGAACAGATAGTTCAGGGGGCCGGTGACATCATCGCGGGTAAGGCGAAAGACACCGAGCGGTGGCGTGGCGACTCGTCTGCCCTTCCAATGCCCCCGAAGCCGACTCAGCGAACTGGCGCTACTCGAAACAGCATTCGAACCCGTGACGTAAAGCGCGAGGAGTTGGGTTCGTGGTCATCGAACGTACGGCCTACGACTGAATACGCTCGTCGTCTGGAACTTGGCTACCCGAAAGGGAACAAGTCGCTACCGACACCGGGGGCTCACTATGAGCGTGGCCGCCAACCGACGCGCCCGTTCCCGTACTTATCTCCTGCGTTTGAAGCGTCGCGGGATGAGGTCATCGAGTTTTACAATCGTCGCTGGCTCGAAGCGATGGAGGGCTAAACATGGATTCGTTTTTACCACCCGTAATCATTCAGATCCTCGCGAACATCAAGGAGTTCACCGCCGCGAAGGATGACGTAATCGCAGGCGCGAAAGAGATGGCCGCCGCAGGTGATACGACCTCAGCCAAGTTGATGAAGGTCGGGAACAAGGCCGCCGACTTCGTACTGCTCGGTGCGGCCTCGATTGGCGCTGTCGCTCTGAAGATGGGCTACGAGTACGGAGAAGCACTCGACACCGTTGGCCGTCAGACCAACCTCAACGACGCTCAGTTAAAGCGACTCGGGCAGACTGCCTTAACTGTTTCAACGGCGACTGCTACCTCGAACAAGTTGATCCTGAGCGGGTATCAGCAACTCATTAAGGCCGGCGTACCGATGGCGCAGGCGACGAAAGATGTTGCCGATGCCGCTCGTTTTTCTAACGCGATGGGGGCCAACCTCAACGACACGCTTCAAGCAACGATTGACATTCAAAAGATGCACATCGCTGGCACTAACTCGATGACGCAGACGACGGACATCTTCACGACCGCGATTAAGAATTCACAACTAACTGCTCAGGGCCTTACGCAGGCGCTTGGAGGTAAGGCGCTCTCAGCATTCGCCGCGTATCACATTGACCTAAAGACTGCGACAACGTTGCTCGCTGGTTTTGCGGATCAGGGCCTTAATGGAACAAGGGCGCAGATGGCGCTGAAAGCCGGATTCGTTGCGCTCGACAGGCCCATGTACTCGGCTAATGGGCAGATGTCTAAGACAAGTCTCGCGTTGGCGAACCTACACCTCAATCAGCAAACGTTGGCGGAGGAGGCCCGCAAACCGGGCGGCATGCTCATCGTCCTGTCGCAGATTAAAAAGAACTTCGACGAATACGCGACCTCGGCACAGAAGGCTCAGGGCATCACGTCATTCATGACGCAGGTGTTCGGCGCTTCGGCTGGACCCGCGTTTTCTAACTTGCTGACGGAACTGCCTCAACTCGTGAACATCTTTAACAAGATGAACGGAAGCAAGGGTGCGACCAAGAGCGCGTTTGAGCAGTGGCTATCGACCCCGGGTGGAGTGGTCAAGAACTTCACTACGCAGGTCGAGAACGTGCTTACACGAGCAGGCATGAACGTTCTCCCCGTACTGACGAGCGTTATCAAGGGCGCGCTTAACTTCGCTGATACTCAGCGCGGCAAGATGAGTGACATCATTCACGGCATTGAAGTCGCTGTCGGTGGTGCGATGCTGTTCAAACTTGCGACGTGGGGCAAGTCATTGGTCGGCACGCTTGGCCCAATCTTCAAGTACCTCGGCACGAGGTTCGGTGGCGGGACTACGCCAGCCCCATCAGGTCCGGGGGGCACGTCCACCGCGACCGACAGTGAGAATCTCGCAACGATTGCTGAGAACACAACAAAGATTGCCGCCTCGACTGAATTGACCGCAACCGAAGGCGGCGAAGAAGTTGCCGAACTCTCGAAGTTATGGTTGCCGACTGGTGCGGGCGGGGAGCCTGTACCGACCGGCACACCGAGCGAGCCTACGCCAAGCGAACCTCTTCCAACGACTGAAGAATTGCCTGCGGCCGGTGCGGGCGTTCTCGGCAACTTGCTGAAGGGCAGTTCGATGGAGATGCTCGGCCCCGTGATGCTCGGTGCGCAGATTATGGCGCTCCTTCCGGGCGCTATCAAGAACGCGGACAAGATGTTCCTTCAACACAAAATCGCTCTCGCAGGTGGACTCGTCGACGTGAAGGCCGATAACGGAGACAAGTACCTCGTGACGCTTCATCAATTGACTGACGTACTCAAAGCCGAGAAGGCGGGACGACTCTCGAAGCAACAAGCCGACACGGTGCTTGCTAACTTCCAACGACAAGACAAGGGCGGCAATTTCTCTCGCACCTTCAACCTGAAAGCGTACGTACATTGAAAGACCACGAAAACATCGACGTAATCATCGACCTTGACATGCTGGTCGAGCGCATCATCCGAGACAAGGCCGCCCTGCGTAAGATCGCTGAGGCCCTACGGACCGCACAAACAAAACAGTCACGCCAGATGGGGAACCTATACGGCAGAACCGCAGAGCAACCTCGCCCTGCTCCCTCGTCGAGGACGCGTTTACAGTGACCGTAGCCTCGCTCCCGCTTCAGGACATTTACATCGCGCTCAACCCTACGTATGGAGGGACGACCCTAACGACTGCGCACTCGCAAAACCCTGCTGGGATCTCGACGCTCGTGACGGCAGTGGCCTCGTCTGGGACAACGGTAACGTATACCGCTAACAACTCGTTCACGGTTGGAGAACTGGTGACGGTGACGGGCATCTCGATTCCGGGTGTCGATGTTGTCGACATCGCTATCGCTAGCCGAACGTCTACACAGTTCGTCATCAACTACGCGTCCCCTGCTGGTGCGTTTAGTACCGTTTCGGTGAGTGGCATCGCTAGCGTTTCGAACGCTTATTGGACGAACATCACTCGATACGTTCAGGAGTGGTCGCTACGGTCTGGGAAGCAGCACTACCTCGACCGTATGGAGGCCGGCACCGTTTCGATTACGTTGAACAACCGCGACGGGCAGTTTTGGAACACCTACAAAATCGGTGTGCGTCAGCCGATTGCGATTCAGGCTACGTGGCCTCAGACGAGTGGCACAACGTATCCTGTTTTCTTCGGGTTCATCGACAGCATTGAAGAAAAGATCATCGACCAACTCAACAGCGAGGTCGTGATTACTGCGAGCGATTCTTTGAAGTACCTGTCGCTTCGGTACATGGCCTCGTCGACGCTCTGGCCGTCGTACGCAAACCCGAGTGGGGGGCACACACAGAATTGGTACCGCCTCGATACCACGCCATCGGCCACCGTGACGGAAGCGCAGGCGTATGGTTCGGGTCACCCTTCGTACATTCTTTACACCGGCGTAAATAACTTTCAGGCGAACCAGAACGTCACGGTCTCGGGGCTGAACATCAACACCGGTTCGAACTTAAACGTTCAGAACGGAACCATCGTCGCGTCCCCTGCTCCTACCGCTACGACGTTCGTTGTCGACTGCGGAGTTGCTATCGCTAGCGGATCGACATCAAACGGTTCGGGTGTCGCTTACTTAACTTCGGCAAATGATCTCGTCGGTAGTTCAAAGGGCAGCCTCGGTGGTTCGGTAGCGTTCCAGCAGTACGGCGCGATGGTGTACGACACTGATAACTGCGTCGACTTGGCAAATGGTGGAGCGGCCGGAACAGGCTGGCTACAGATGCCTCAGTTCACGGGTATCGGCTCCGTCGACTTTTGGGTGCTGGGACAGGGGCTCGCGGCGAGCGGCGCGTACAACACACTCATCTTCGCCGTAAGTGGGTTCTATGTATGGGTGAACATCAACGGGCAAGTCGTTGTCACGAAAACGTATAGCGGGGCCCCGTTCGCTACTGGAACCATCGCCATCAACGATGGGTACTGGCATCACATTGGTCTCGTTGGGGGAGCAGGCGGCAACGTGCGCCTGTACGTCGACGGAACCTTTACGGCAATCTCGGGCAGTTCAACGAATACGTTCTCGACCCCGTCGCCTTGGTTTATCGGCTACGACTCAACAAAAAGCCTGCCGACGTTGCCGGCCTACTTGGATGAAGTCGTTATCGGTAGTTCGTCCGTGACCGATGCCGAAATACTTAATCGCTATCGTGCTGGAACGTTGCTACAACTTGGCGCGCCCGCTACTGCTCAGAACATCGAAACGACTGGAACGAATCAAGTCTCGTCGGGCGACCGTATTGCGGAGATCCTTTGCGTTGCGGGGTACGGATCCATCGTCAACGGTGCGCTTACTTTGAACTCGAATACGTTTTACGTTAATGAGTCATCGACCCCGTGGGCCATCGGTTCGGGTAATGGGTACACATACACCGAGCCGTTCTACTGGGATACACCAGTCACTACCTCGACGGCCCTCGACCTCATTCTTCAGATCTGCGACACGGACATCGGTACGTTCTGGCAACGCCCCGATGGCTCGTTCAACTTCAACAACCAAAACTTTTATGGCACGTGGTCGTGGAACTCCTCGACTAACACCGGAACGTGGGCCCCTACCTATGCGGCGGCGACTGCCTCGCACACGTTCTCCGATGCTGGAACTAATACGCAATACGCTACGGCTGCGGTGGCCCCGTATTACGGCCCAAGCACTCAGGTGTTATACGACGACACAGACCTATGGACGCTCGTAAAAGTCACCCCGCAATCTGGCACGCCACAGGTGTATGAGAAAACGTCGAGCGAGGCCCAGTACGGAGTGACCGTCTTAGAGAAGTCGAGCACGCTTCACGGCACGCTCAACCTCGCGCTCTCGACCGCAACGTACCTCGGCTACCTGTACGGCACGCCGAAGGCTCGTGTTCAACAAGTGGAGTTGCGCTCGGAGAACAGCAACGGCATCGTGGGCGGTGATGGGATCTACAACGTGTCGCTGTTGAAGGTGGCGCTCGGGGATGTAGTTTCGTTCACTCGTTCGTACCCGGGTACGTCTACCCCGTTCACTGCTAACTTCGTCGTCGAGTCGATTGCGCATCAGGTCGATGCGGCAACTGCTACTTGGCACACGACGTACGTCCTCGACCCGTACCCGCTTGGAGGTTGAACATGCCTGAGATCCCTTTTACGAATACTCGGCAGCAGGTGTTGTTTTCGATGGGAGATGGCCAAAACACTTCGTACTGGGGGGCGGCCCCGTCGAACAACTACTGGTTCGCAAACGCGACAACAACGTACACGCTTAACGCCTCGGTCCCTTCGTCCTCGCCGTGGGCCTCGATGACGGTGAGCGGTATCAGTGGTTATTCCCGCTACCTCGTTTTATGCCAGTTCGCTCAGAACAACACGAACGCGACTGGAACCGGCGCGTGCGAAGTTCAGTTCGAGACAACGGGTGGAGTAGTGGCTACGCAAACGCTCGGCTACTTCAATACGACGACTCGAAACCAGTGGTCGACCTCGACCATCATCGTTCCTAATGCGAACGACATAAACAACGTTGGCGGTTTTAGCATCAGCGTCTACCCTTATTCAAACACGGCACAAACCGCAGTCGTTGCGTACGGTACGATTAACGTAATCGGCCTCGCATAGGAGAACGCATGACAGACGTACGCGCAAACATCGTCAAGTGGGCGAAGTGGTTCGCCGACAACAAGCACACGCACCCGTTTACTTATTCGGAGGGCTCGGACCGGATGAGTGCCATCGGTGAGTGGCCAGTCAAGTTCCCTGTCACGTGTGACTGCTCCGCCTTCGTCACGCTCTGCTACTGGTTGAGCGGCGCGGCCGACCCCAACGGGCAGAACTACGACCACGAAGGCTACACCGGAACGCTGATCTCTCACGGTCATGAAGTACCTGCGGGCAACGCTACGGCTGGCGACATCGTTATTTACGGGCCGGGAACTGGCGAGCACACTGCGGTAGTGGTTGAAGGTGGCCGAGTGCCGCTAACTGTAAGCATGGGCGAAAACGGAGATCCTTCATACGTCACGACCACTCAGGACGGTCGACTCCCCCAGCGTTTTTTTCGTTTTGACACAAACGCCGTTGGAACTATTCACGAACCCGGGGGCTCGGTGGTTGCGGTCGTAAAGCATGCCGCCCCAGTCGTTGCGCCAGAAGTCCACGAGAAGGCCCCAGAAGCGCCTGTCGCGCCCGCTATCCATGAAACGGTAGACCACGTACCGGCAACGGGGTTCCCGCTTATTAAGGGCATCGAGAGCATCGTCGAGGCCATTATTGAAGGGCCGAAAGAGTGATGGGGGCCGTGCTCGCAAACGCCAATTTTTGGTACATCTCCGAAGCGGTCGTGTGCGTTGCTGGTGGAATTGTGGGCGCATACAAGGTGATTCACAACGCGCTCGCAAAGTCAGTCACAGAAAAGTTGCGCGAGGTCGAGGCCGAGATGAAACCGAACCACGGCTCGTCCATGCGTGACGCTATCGACAGAATCGAAGCAAACTTAAACGAGTTAAAGGTGGAACTCGCTCGGCACCTCGGTGCTCACGAAGGGCTGTAGTGCGCTACAAACATCCGGTCACCGGCGAGGACATTGGCCTCGGCGAGCACATCAGTTGGTCGATTCAGTCTGCGATTCGTCGATGGGCGTTTATTCTGACAGTGACGGCCGCGACGATAGTGTGCTGGTCGAGCCGAGACAGCACCGTTCTGACGTGGTGGAACTACACCGCCAGTTGGATGGCGCTGTTCATCGAGTCGGTTGTCGGCATCTCTATGTTTCAGCAGACGAAGGCCGACGCTCAGGTAATTCGCAAGATCCTAAAAATGGAGACCTCTCAGTTCGACGAACTGAAGGCCCTCATCGAAAAGGTGGAGGACGACCTCGAAGCGCATCATGAGTCCGAGTGATAACGTTTAAGCATGTCCAGACTGTCAACAACTTACGCGGATAACGCCCTCAACGCCATCTTCAACTCCTCGACGACGTACTACCTCGCGCTATTCACTTCCGACCCCAGCACGACTGGCGCGTCTGGCGAAGTGACCGGAGGCTCGTACGCTCGTCAGGCCATTACGTTCTCGGCCGCCGCCGCTAATGCGCAGGCCTCGACAAA